AAGGCCAATATGATCTGCAGGCCTCTATATATATGATTTCTATACACTTTATTGGCCTATTGTATTTATTGGACCGTTTAACATAAAAAGAATATTTTTTCTGAATTATTTCCTTATATAGAGATCTAATCTTCATACCATTTCTTCTTATAATCTTCTGGTAAAGTACCTAGTTTTGTATAATCCTTACTGTTCCTGCCGCCCTTGCCGACTCTATGATCGACATCTGGCATCCATGCAGGATCTGGATCATCAATAAGTCTGTGTACCGCACGTATACCCTGTTCTTGCAGGTCACGTAAAATACAACGCTGCTCTATACCTTCTTGGTGAGTGAGATGATGATCTAGGTACGCAAAGTAATCTTCGTTGTTTTTAACATATTTGTAGTAGTATTTAGCCATACTATTCTCCTTTCTGTGTACTATAGTACCATTGTATCACAATTTGTACCCGAAGGGCATTACTGATTGTCTTCTCGCCGGCTCTATAAAACTGCAAAAAGATCAAAAAAAAGACTGCCGCACTCATAATGCGACAGCCCCTGAGAAAAAGCTACTTGGATTTAACAAGCAACTTATTATCCGTCATGTTTTTAATGTAGTAAGCAAATATCCTGTAAGGTTCCTGCCTAGTCCATTTTTTACCGTTTTTCTTAGTTTCGGCCTCGTGTAGTTTTTTCATAGCTTCTTCAATATCAGCTTTGACATGCGGTTTATTATACTGGATGCCATACTTAGTTATTGTAGTAGCGATGCATTTAGCTTGCGGCGGCATAGCTCTATCCCAGTTCTCGACTTTTGTATAGTCGAAGAACGTGAACGTAGTAGCAGTCGCTTTACGCTTTACCTCTTTTTTAACAACTGGCTTTGCAGCTGCTTGAGGCTTCATGTTGATAGTTTGCGGTTGCATAACTTTCTCCTTTCTAATAATGCGGGCAAAACCAATTTTACCTGCTAAAGCCATTATATTCTGATTATGTCCGGGTGTACACAAAATAGGGCTAAAAGTGGCATATTTTTTACCGCTTCCACAATTGATTAAAAATCAAGTTTTATAGGGCGCAGGCGCCATGGATTGAGGTGATCTGACTGAGGGCGAGGGTCCTAAGTGTTTGATTTATATACACTTTTTAACGGACTGGTGGCACGGCCTTTGCATGCTACAGCAGGGCCCTAAGTTATTGATTAATATACACTTTTTTTCTGCTTCGGGAACCCCTTTTTTCAGGCCCTTCTCTGGGGGCTCGTGGCCCTAGTTCCCCTCCCCGCCGCTCGCCGGCATTCGGCGGCTTTCCGCGCGCCCTACTCTGCCTGCCTGTAGCAGATACGCCGAAGCGGTGTCATGTTGTACAAGGTCAAATTGTAACTATGCTAGTGCATAGGCAATACCTCCTGGCTTATCGCCCTAGTTATAAGTGTGCTACATGCTCAACCCATATGCTATCTTCAGTAAGCTTAACTCGCTGATCAAGCACAGAGGCACGGAGCGACGGATCATTCATAACGAAATCACGAAGCTCCTCAGCTGTAGCGCCGTCATGCACGCCATAAACCTCTACCTCAGCGCGTGAGATGTAGGTTATGACGACTTTCTTGACTGCTGCCATAGTTGTCTCCTACGTTAGTGGCACGTCCATGTGCCGTTATTTGTCCTATTTCTCAATGTGCTTCACAACACCATTGTCTATCATGTCTGCACGATAGTAAGTGAAGATAAGCAACGGACGTTGACGAGTCTTAAGAATACCTTGATCCCTAAGCTCAGTCATACGAGCCTTGACTTGCTTAATAGTCACCTCACCTTGAAGACCGATGTTAAGCACTATATCTCTAGCTTGCTTAGGCAAACCACGTAATAGCTTTTTCTCATCAGCCTTAATTTGAGCTGGTGTCATGAAGATGTAGTTATGATATCTCATAATTACCTCCATAACGTTAGTTAAATACTAGCTGTCATACAGCCAGTGCCATTATACCGATCACCGTCCATAAGATGAGGATGATCAGCATCATCATGATATCGTTTAACATGATGTACCTCCTATATAGTTAGTTAATCTTTTCCCGATAGGGCCCCCGGGGGCATAAATACCGTCACCCGTTAGCCTTATCACCAACCCAGTAATTCTGTCGGGGCCATTTTGCCATCTGACATTATCCGATAATAAATGTGTACAACGTAAGTAATAAATGTTATAAATACAATTATGGCAGACAAAGGCGGCAAGAGACCAGGTGCAGGTAGACCTAAAGGTGCAATTAATAAACGATCTAAAGAACTAACTGAAAGGTTAGATGATCTAGGCGTAGACCCTATTGAGGGCATGGCCATGATTAGTGCAGACCCTACTACAAGCCCTGAACTAAAATTTCAATGTTTTAAGGAGCTAGCTCAATACATAGCCCCTAAACGTAAAGCCGTAGAACAGCACACAACAGGAGATGTGACAATAGAAGTTGTCAACTTCCAAGATTTAGATGAAGATCAGAATTCCTCATGATTGGAAACCGCGTGGCTATCAGCTTCCTTTATGGAAGTTTTTAGAAGACGGCGGTAAACGAGCTGTAGCTGTATGGCACAGACGTGCTGGCAAAGATTTAGCAAGTATTAACTGGTGCGCAGTATCTGCACTTAAACGACCAGGACTATACTGGCATTTATTTCCCACATATAACCAAGGACGAAAGATCGCGTGGGACGGTATGACCAGGGACGGTCGCAAGTTTATTGACCACTTTCCTAAAGAACTTGTAGAAAGCAAGAACAATACGGAGATGCGGTTAACCTTAAAAAATGGCTCTATCTACCAAGTTGTAGGTACCGACAACGTTGACAGACTGATAGGTGCCAACCCAGTTGGAGTGATATTCTCCGAGTACTCGGTTCAAGACCCACGGGCCTGGGAATATATTAGACCGATCTTGGCAGAGAACGACGGCTGGGCCGTATTTATATATACAGCTAGGGGGCGTAACCATGGTTACGATTTAATGACAATGGCTAGAGGTAACGAAAAGTGGTTTAGTCAAAGTCTGTCAGTCGAAGATACGAGAGCTGTTAGTCAAGAGGCAATCCAAGATGAACGAGATTCTGGTATGCCTGAAGAAATGATTCAACAAGAGTTCTACTGCTCTTTTGATGCTCCGCTTGTCGGGTCTTATTATGGAAACCTTATGGCAAAAGCCTTAGCAGACCGTAGAATCGCCAAGGTACCGTATGACCCCCTCCTAGATGTGCATACGTCCTGGGACCTTGGTATGGGAGACTCGACAAGTATTATCTTCTTTCAGCATTACTTTAATGAGATACGGATTATAGACTACTATGAAAACTCAGGAGAAGGTCTAGCTCACTATGCAAAAGTATTAAGAGAAAAAGAATATGTATACGGGGACCACATCGCC